ATGCGTCTGATATCCCTGGGTGACCTCATCACCAATCCCGGTTCTGGGCGGCTCTCCACCTCCGACACCATCATACTTGGAGCCTTCCTTATCAGCTCCTTTGTGCTCGTCTGGGTCACGGTCACCCGTTCTGAGATTGCGACTGAATTGTACTGGGCTTATCTGGGCGCGTGGGTTGCTCAGAGCCAGGCATCGAAGCACATGTCCATTAAACGAGCCAGAGAGGTGAACCATGTGGGCGATAACCCTGAAACTTCTCAAAGGTAACTGGAAGTCACTTCTGCTAATCGTCGTTCTGTCGGGCGGTGGTGTATGGCTGGGAACGCTCATCACGCAATCGCGGTTGAGTGACCAGGCGCTGGCGTTCAGCAATGAAAAATCGACGCTTATCAGCGAGTTTAACACGCAAAAATCACAGTGGGATCAGGAGCGTATTACCGCCGCGAACCAGTATGCGTCAGACCTTAAAGATGCGCTGGCGGCACAGCAAACCTGGCAGCGTAAGGCTGACGAAATGAGTCGTCAGCTCGCGGAACAGGATGCATCCCATCAACGGGAAGTAAAAGACCTGAAAAAGAGGCTCAAAAATGCAATTAAAAGCGATGGCAATACTTATACCGGTATTGGCCCTGCCAGCCTGCAACTCTGGCGTGAAGCCCTTGGCTACCCCACAGCCCAAACAGTCAACGCTGGTCACTATCTGCCAGAAACCACCGGCAGCGCTGCTGGTGATACCGGAGATGCCATCAGCGCCAGTGGCGGACTCTCTCCCTCCGGGATAGTTGGCCATAGCGCGGAATATGGCAAATGGTGCCTGTCTCTCCGCGATCGTCTGCAAGCTATTAACGATTACTACAGGTGAAAGGAGTGGACACGGTAATGACTCTCGACACGGCCTTCCAGATTGCTCTGGGACTGGCCGCACTCTTTGGCGGCATTTTTATTCGCCGCCTGAATCAGGATATTCATGACCTCGAAAAAGCCGTCGAACGCATCCGCGACGAGTATCAGCGCCGCGAAGATGCCCGGACGAACTACACAGCAATGATGGATGCGATGAAAGAGCTGCGAGCGGCCATTGAACGCATCGATAACAAACTCGACAGGAAAGCCGACAAATGAAAGCCAGACAAAAGCGCCGTACTCGCCGTATCCCGATTGCCAGCGATGAGCAGGAAACGCTGAACCGAATCTCTGCTCAGCTCGATCGTCTGCAGATGCCAGTTAACCCCGATATCCTGGGTGGTATCAACGACAAGCTGGAGCGTATTGACTCACGTTTATCAGCCATTAATGCCGATGCAACCCGCCATGGCGCAAAAGCCGGGGCTATCGCCGGTGGACTTACAGGCGGTCTTATTGCTGTAGCCATCCTGTTAATCCGCGCAAAACTGGAGTTATGAGTATGGCCCATCCGCAGGAAACACGGGACAGACTGCGACGATCATACATCTTTGGCCAGATGTCACTGGAGATTGCGTCAGCTCAGGCGGGAGTTGCCTTTGCTACCGCCAGACGCTGGAAGAAAGAAGCTCAGGATGCTGGTGATGACTGGGACAAGCTCAGGGCAGCGCACATCATGGCTGGCAACGGTCTTGAGGATATTGGCCGCGCCATTCTTACCGGACTGATGACCCAGTATCAGGTGACGCTGGAACTGCTGACAACCGATGCTGATTTGCCACCAGACAAGCGGGTAGAACTGCTGTCCAGTCTGGCGGATGCCTTCAACAAGGCGGTAGCAGCGAACAAGAAGATACTACCGGAGGTCAGTCAGCTCGCTGTTGCTCTGGATGTGATCCAGAAACTGAGCCTCTTTGTCTCTGAACAATACCCGCAGCACCTGGCGGCGTTCGTCGAGATTCTGGAGCCCTTCGGGGGCGAGATGGAGAAACACTATGGCTGATAAATTGATTCGCGTTAACGAAAAAGTGAGTGTCATGGCCAGCACAGTGGCCTCAGTTTACATCGCATCAGGCTACTGCTTTGTCACAACCATCGACGGTGAACACCATGAACTGTCCTTTATGGGGGATTGTTACCGTACAAAAGAGAGCTTTGAAAAGGCAGTTAATGCCGCTTTAACCGGGGTTTCCTCCTGTGGCCAGTGGTAAAAAGCTTTCCAGCAAAGATTTCCTCGCCGAGCTCGCCGAGCTGGGGGCTAGCCTACGTCGGACCATCGAGGCCGAAGATGTTGGCTTTGATCCTAAACCCTCGGCGATTGAGGTTCGGCGTGCCTGTGTGGCTGACCCCTCCACGGGATTTGAGTATTTCGTGCAGAACTACTTCCCGCATTACGTGCGTCATACAGCGAAAAGCGAGCTGCATAAATACCTTTATTCCCGCCTTCCGGAACTTATCCAGGCGACAACCGGGCAGAACGACGCCATCGCAGCACCTCGCGGCGAAGCCAAGTCCACCATCGTGAGCCAGCTGTTTGTTATCTGGTGCATCGTTCTGGCGCTCAAACATTACCCGGTCATCATTATGGACTCGATAGACCAGGCATACCCGATGCTGGAAGCTATCAAAGCAGAGCTGCAGTTCAACCCGCGTCTGCTGATGGACTTCCCGGAGGCGACGGGCGGCGGCCGCGTCTGGCAGGCAGGGACTATCCTCACGCGTAACGATATTAAGGTTCAGGTCGCCGGTAGTGGTAAAAAGCTGCGTGGCCTGCGGCATGGCCCATATCGTCCTGACCTTGCTGTACTCGATGATATTGAGAACGACGAACAGGTACGAAACCCCGAACAGCGCGACAAACTTGATAACTGGCTCAAGAAAACCGTTCTGCCGTTGGGGGGAGCCGGTGCCAAATTTGATGTCGTTTATATCGGCACCATTCTGCATCATGATTCGGTCCTATCCCGCACGCTGAAGAATCCACTGTGGAAACGAGCCCGCTTTAAAGCGCTCATCAGCTGGCCGCACAATATGGATTTGTGGGACCGCTGGGAAGAGATCCTTCGCAACAATGATGAAGATGGCGAGATGCTGGCACAGGCATTCTATCAGCAGCACCGGGCCGAAATGGATGCCGGTGCCGTTGTTTCGTGGGACGCCCGCCCGCTTTATACGCTGATGCTGATTCGTGCGCGTGATGGCCACGGCACTTTCGATGCCGAATACCAGAATGACCCGGTTAACGGCGAAGATGCTCCGTTCAATGGCTGTATCAACTTCTGGGTGAACCGTCTGGCGGAATGGCGCTTTTATGGTGCCTGCGACCCGAGTCTGGGTAAGGCCGGTAACAGTCGTGACCCCTCCGCGCTGCTGGTTGGTGGCTTTAATCGCTTCACCGGTATTCTGGACGTTGTTGAAGCCCGCATCCGCAAGCGCGTACCCGACCGCATCATTTCCGATGTGATCGAGCTGCAGCGCGAGTACAACTGTCTCATCTGGGCGGTTGAGTCCGTTCAGTTCCAGGAGTTTCTGCGTACCGAACTGGTGAAACGCTCGGCCATGGCCGGGGTGCCGGTTCCGGCCCGCGCCGTCACCCCCAGTGCAGATAAATTGCTGCGTATCGAATCCCTGCAGCCGCATATGGCCAATGGCCTCATCCGTCTTCACCCCACCCAAACCACGCTGATTGACCAGCTCCGGCACTTCCCGAAAGCAGACCATGATGACGGGCCTGATGCCCTGCACATGCTATGGGCGCTGGCAGTGTCTGGCGCGGGTAACTTTGATTTTAAACCGGCACCGCGCCGCAGCGGCGATCGGTTCGGCTCATCCGGAGGATGGTAATAAATGGTTCAAATCCTTGACCAGTATGGTCGCCCGCTCAACAAAGACGTGCTGAAAGCCCCTCAGACCGCACGCACCGTGCAGCTGAACCGGGACTGGCCGACGCATCCCTCACGCGGAATGACGATCGCCCGTTTGCCTCGTATCCTGGAGGCGGCTGAGCGCGGCGATATTTCCGCCCAGGCAGACCTCTTCGAAGATATGGTTGAGCGGGACGGCCATATTTTCTCTGAGATGGCCAAACGCAAGAATGCGTTGCTGACGCTGGACTGGAGTATCGAACCGCCGCCGAACGCCACCGCCGAAGAGAAGCAACTGGCGGCAATGGTGGCGAGCTGGTTTGCTGACCTGCAGGAAATGGAAGATATCACTCTCAATGCGGCCGAGGCGATTGGCCACGGTTTTTCCGCTCAGGAGATTGAGAAGTGGGAGCGAGACGGGAATCTGTGGTTGCCTACCCGAATCAAGTTACGCCCGCATCGCTGGTTCTGCACCACCCCGGATAAAGGTGATGAAATCCGGCTGAATAATGGGTCGATGGACGGCGAAGAACTGTGGCCGTTCGGCTGGCTGGTCCATACGCACAATGCTAAATCTGGCTATATCGCCCAGTCCGGCCTGTACCGCGTGCTGGTCTGGCCGTACCTCTTCAAAAACTACAGCGTACGTGACCTGGCCGAGTTCCTGGAGATATACGGTCTGCCCGCGCGTATCGGTACTTATATCGCCGGGGCCACGCAGGACGAGCAGGACAAGCTGATGGAGGCGCTTGTCACGCTTGGCCATAATGCCTCTGGTATTATTCCCGAAGGGGCCAAAATTGAGTTTAAGGAAGCGGCGAACGGCCAGTCTGATCCCTTTATGGCCATGATTAGCTGGGCTGAGCGCACTGAATCAAAAGTTATCCTCGGTGGCACGCTGACTTCCCAGGCGGACGGTAAGTCCTCAACCAACGCGCTGGGCGTTGTACACAATGAGGTCCGCCATGACCTGTTGACCGCTGATGCTCGCCAGATAGAGGGCTTTTATCGGGGAGTTATTCGCATGTTACTGGCGATTAACGGGTACGATGTCAGCCCACGCCGCCAGCCCAGACTGGTCTTTGATACCCGCGAGCTGGAAAATATCCAGGTCTTCGCCGAGGGCGTATCAAAGCTGGTTGGTGCGGGGATGAAGACTATCCCGGTCAGTTGGGTGCATAAAAAGATTGGTATCCCGGAACCGAAAGACAATGAAGCCGTGTTGACGCCTCCGGCCTCGCCGCTTTCGTTACAGGCACTGACGACTCAGGCAGCGGCTTCTCCGTTCCGTCATTTTACTGCGCTGAGCAGTACCGGTGAGATTACTGACCCTGCACAGGAGGCGCTGGATAACTCCCTTCAGCCAGGTGCCGCCATTAACCTGGCGATGGAAAAGCTGATCACCCCATTAGTGGCTGCGCTGCAACAAGGCCAGACGCCTGATGAGGCGATGGACATTATCGCCGCCAGCTATCCACAGCTCGATGATTCGATGCTCCGGCAGCTGCTGCACCAGGCATTGTTCGTGAGTGAGGTCTGGGGGCGACTCAATGCCGAAAGCTGATGTTGATCTCGGGTATGCCATTGGTCTGAAGCCGGAAGAAGCCATCCGCTATTTTGAGTCTAAGGGCTACGTCATAGGCTTTAACTGGCACGATGTTGAAGCCCGCACCCATGCCACTGAATTCACGGTCGCAGGCGTTCTTAAGCAGGATATTCTGACCGATATTCACGGCGCTCTGCAGGCTCATCTGGAGAATGGCGGCACGCTGCGTGACTTCGAACGCCAGCTGACGCCAACCCTGATTCGTAAAGGCTGGCTGGCCGATAAAGCACGCTTAATCGCAGATGAGGATGGTGTGCTGGAGGGCAAGCAGCTGACACCACGCCGCCTGCGTACCATCTTCGAAACCAACATGCAGGCGGCGTATGGTGCCGGACGTTATGAAGAGCAGATGGCCAACGCGGAGTTTCGTCCTGTCTGGGAACGTGTGGCCGTCATGGATTTGCGTACCCGACCGCGACACGCGGCACTGAACGGTTTTACCGCCCGCTACGATGATCCGGTCTGGCAGTTCATGTATCCGCCCGATGGCTATCATTGCCGCTGCCGTATCCGGGCACGTTCACTGGCCGAGGCTGAACGTCTTGGGATTGTGCTTAAATCCTGGGAACAGGATATCGTCACCGTCCAGCAGGCGTGGGGGCCCAATGATACCCGAGAGGTTCAGGCGCTGCGCTTTAACGGTGAGCTTTATACCCCGGATGCGGGCTTTGGTCACAATCCGGGTCAGGGCTGGCTGTCTTCTCTGGGGCAGCGTCTGATGGACCAGTCCGTCACTGCACCACCCAGAACGGCCGCGCTGGCCATCAGCGAAACACTTTCCGACCCGGCTGTATTATCTTCCGTCAGCGACGATGTACGCCGATGGGTGGATGCCGTCAGCGTTCGGGGTAAAACCAGAGGTGACCTCAGGCGTGTCGGCGGGGTTTCGCCTGACTTGCTTGACCGCCTTGAAGAGCGCGGTATTCGCCAGCCGGTCACACTCAGTATCCATGAATCAGACGTCCGTCAGGCTCCGGGGCCGATGTGGTCAGAACTTCCTGCGCTGCTGGCCAGTGACGGGGATGTCTGGCTCGATGGTGATAATTTAGTGTGGACGATGGTCGCAGACCAGGGGACTCGCGCGGTCCGGGCTGCGCCTGCTGCAGACGGCTGGCGATTGTCACTCGTCAATGGCGGCGATGTTATCCGTCCACAGGATATTGCTGATGATGCTGTATTACTGAGGCCGAAACCATGAGTTATACCATTACCTATGATATCGGCGACTTCGAACGTTCTCTGGGCGAGCTCATCAATAAGCTGGAGCAGCGTGAGCCGCTGATGCGGGAAATGGCAGCAGCGATGGCCGATGCGGTTGAAGAGAACTTTGCCCGCGAAGGTCGCCCGGAGTGGATGGGATGGAGTCCGGCATATGCCCGTAAACGTCATGGCGGAAAAATCCTGCAACGTTCTGGCAGGTTGGCCAAAAGTATTACGCAGTTCAGTACCAACGACGAAGCGGTTGTTGGTACTAACGTGAAATATGCCCGTATTCATCAGGAAGGCGGTGAAATCAGTATTGCCGCCAGGAGCCAGCGAGCCTATTACCGCCAGTATAAAAATGGGTCGGTTGGTAATCGGTTCGTGAAAAAGTCGCGGTCTAACTTCACCCAGTGGAATACCATTGGTGCATATAAAATTAAGATGCCCGCACGACCGTTCCTGCACCTGACCGAGGATGACGTCAGCGGGATGGAAACAACCGCTGAAAGCTATCTCCAGCGTATTATCGATGGATAAGCGTAACGGCGCTGTAAGCCACGCAGACGCGTTTATCGCAAATGTGGTAGAGTGATTCGCCTCATCCCCTGTTAATCGTTTTTAAAAGGGGTTTAAAAAGCCCTGGCGATATCGTCGGGGGGCTCATTCGATTAACGGGGGAAGTGGTGGAAACCTTCAAGGCATTCCTGGATTATTTTACGGTGACGCAATGGGTCATCATTGGGATCGGCTTCAGGGTGTTTCTCTGGATTCTCGATCGCCTGACCGACCGTTATTTCGAACGGCGATTCCAGAAGCGCCGCCAGTCTCTCCGGAATGAGATGACAGAAAAGCAGAAAAGCCCGCCCCACGACAACAGCCCCCACGCTTAATCACTGAACCCCTTCAACTTATTCCCTTTTTAGTGGTGCTGTACGCTCAGCACCATGAAACTAACACTGATAGCCTCACTCTCCCAGGAAATTAACACCGCCACTCCCGGTGTTATCCAGCTGTTTCCCGCTGGTGAATTCCGTGCACGCGACGGTCGTCCGACCGAGTGCGCTGCCTGGCTTATGACGCGTGAAATCGCCGAGCGATTGATTGCCGCCGCCGATGCCCGCGAGACGCCGTATGTCCTGGACTATGAACATCAGACGCTACGCTCTGCCAAAAATGGTCTGCCCGCTCCCGCTGCGGCCTTTTTCAAAAAGCTGGAGTGGCGCGAAGGTGAAGGCCTCTTTGCTGTCGATGTTGAGTGGACCACTGCCGCTGCCGACATGGTGGCAGCAAAAGCCTACCGCTTTATTTCCCCCGTATTTTCTTACGACAAAACCGGTCAGGTGCTGGAGATCCTTAATGCCGCGCTGACCAATACTCCGGCCGTTGATGGGATGGAGGAAGTGTTACTCGCTGCCGCCTCCATGATGGCCACCCACCTGACCACCGAGGGTAACACCGAAATGGATGAAGAATTCCTGAATGAGCTGCTGAGCAACCTGCGCTGGATGCTCAACCTTCCGACCGCATCAACGAAAGATGAGATCCTGGCCGAACTGAAGAAGATTATCTCGCTTCTGTCTAGCGGGCAGGATGCTACAGCAGCGGCGTCTGTCAGTCTGCTGGATATCCTGAACCAGAACGCGCAGAGCATCGCCGAACTGAGCGCGAAAATCGACACCCCGGACCCGGCGAAATGGGTTTCCGTCCAGGTGATGCACGACGCCGTCCAGCAGGCAGTTGCTCAGGCTGGCAGCACCAGCATGGCCGCGCTGGCGACTCAGGAAGCGGAATCGCTCATCACGGTAGCGTTAAGTGATGGCCGACTGCTCCCTGCGCAGCAGGAATGGGCGACAGCACTGGCGAAATCAGACCCGGGAAGCCTGAAGGCGTACATCGAGAAAGCACCAAAGATTGCTGCGCTGACCACAACTCAGACTCGCGGCCAGCCTCCGGCAGGTGCACCTGCCCGCGAGTCTGAACCGGATGGTGATGATGCTATTGACCCGGCGATCTGCTCCCTGATGGGGACTGACCCGGCCGATATTGCGAAATATATCAAATAAAGGAGAGCGAAATGGATCGTCACACCCCTCATAAAGACGGTGAGCTGTTTGCCGTCCCCGTCGCCGCATCCACTGAGCTGTTTGGCGGACATATCATCGCGGCGAACGCTGCGGGGCTCGCCGTCGCGGGCAGTGCCACTGCGGCCAATACCACTCTGGGTATCTGTGATGGCTGGGTGGATAACAGCGCAGGTACAGCAGGTGATGCCGATGTTCTGGTGCGACGCGGGAAAGCCTGGTTCCTGGCGAACAGCAGCGCTGACCCGGTTACGCAGGCTGAAGTCGGGAAAGAGTGTTATGTCGCCGACAGCCAGACGGTTGCAAAAACCAGCGATACCGACGCCCGACCGGTGGCCGGAAAAGTGCTGGGTATTGAAGCTGATGGTGTCTGGGTTCTGATTTAATAAGGAGAAATAGCGTGTTAATTAACGTAAAAAATGTGCGTCAGGTTTTCGTTAACCTGAAAGCGACCTTCCAGAAAGCGTTTGAACAGCAGCCTTCTGACTGGGAAAAAGTCGCGATGGTGGTTCCGTCTACGGGTAAGGATAACGACTACAGCTGGCTGAGCCGTTTCCCGAAAATGCGTGAATGGATTGGTGACAAAGTCATCAAGGCGCTGTCTGCATTCAACTACACCATCCGTAACAAGGACTGGGAAGCGACCATCGAGGTTGACCGTAATGACCTCGAAGACGATCAGATCATGGGCTATGCCCTGCAGGCGAAAGGCGCAGGACAGTCTGCCGCCGAGCTGCCGGCCGATATCGTCTTTGCGCTGCTGAGCGATGGCTTCACCAATCTCTGCTATGACGGGCAGCCCTTCTTTGATACCGATCACCTGGTCGGCGGTAAATCGGTTTCCAATAAAGGCACCAAAAAGCTCAGCGCCGCCAGCTATGCCGACGCAAAAGCCAGTTATGGTGCCGCCCGTACCGGTATGCGTGGGCTCAAGGATGATGAAGGTGCATCCCTGAAAATCCGTCCGAGCATTCTGGTCGTGCCACCGGCTCTGGAGGATGAGGCGAATTATCTTATGACGGCCGATCGCTTCCCGGACAACACGCCGAACCCATACAAAGGCACTGCGGAAGTGCTGGTTGTTCCTGAACTCAAATCCGATACCGCCTGGTTCCTGCTTGATACCACTAAACCGGTTAAGCCGCTGATTTACCAGCTGCGCAAAAAACCAGAGTTTGTGGAGCAAACCGACTACAACGCTGACAACGTTTTCAAGCGTAAGAAGTTCCTCTTCGGCGCAGAAGCGCGTGCGAACGGTGGCTACGGCTTCTGGCAGATGGGGTATGGCTCTACAGGGGAGACTGCATAATGCCGGTTCAAATCACTGCCCGCCGCGACGGCTTCCGTCGTCTCGGCATGGCTCATAGCGCCAGTACGGTCACTTATCCTGACGACCGTTTTACCCCTGAAGAACTGCGTATTCTGAAGGCTGAGCCCAACCTCATCGTTACTGAAATGAAGGACGTGGTTGGCACCCAGACCTCATCCTCAGAGCTGAGCGAAGCCCATGGGCGCATCGCCGAGCTGGAAGCCGGTATGTTGGCGCTGAATCAGGATATCAATGACCTGAAAACGCAGCTGGATAGTGTCACCGCTGAACGTGACCAACTTCTGGCAGCACAGGCATCACCAGCTCCATCTGAACCGACCAGCGCTGAGCCTGAAAAGTCGGAAAAGAAAAAGGGCTAACCCATGTACGCGAACCGGGATGACATGGTGAAGGCGTTTGGCGAGACGGAATGCGTCTCGCTGACTGACCGTAACTACACCGGCGTGATCGACGACACTGTCCTGAACGGTGCGCTGGAACAGGCCAGCGCAGAAATCGACAGTTATCTTTGCGGTCGATACCCGGTGCCATGGTCTGACGTACCCCGCGTACTGGCAGGCCGATGCTGTGATATTGCCCGCTACCTGCTCTGCGGCGCGGGCACTCAGATGACAGAAGAAATCCGTCTGCGTTACGAAGATGCCACCCGCTATCTGGAGCGTGTCGCTGACGGAAAAATTAGTCTGGGGCGTACCAGTGCCGGGGAAGTGGTTCGCAGTGGTACGGGAGCCCGTATGGTCTCTGGTGGTCGCGTCTTCGGACGTGACCAGACCGGTGGTGGAGGTTTCTGATGATTATCACCGATATCGAACAGGCTATCGTCAATCGTCTGAAACAGGGGCTTGGACATATTGCCCGCTCTGTCAGCTCCTACGGTGGGGAGATGGACGGCGAACCTGAAGAGGTTATTCGCCAGTTGCCGGGGGTGTGGGTGACGTTCGGCGGTGTTCAGAAGACTGAGCGGAGCAGTACTGCCCGCAATAAGTTTGTGACGCATGGCCGTTTTGTGGTCATCGTCGGCGACCGAAGCGTCCGCAGTGAAGAGGCTTCCCGCACTGGTGGTCCGACATCGGCTGAAGTCGGGACATACCGTATGATCGCCGCCGTTCGTCGCCTGCTTTCCGGTCAGGATATGGCGGAGTCAGGGCTGAAAATTGATGCCCTGCAACCAGGCCGGGTGCGCACTCTGTTTAATACCCGGCTGGAGAAAAATGCCTTCTCAGTATTCGCCTGTGAGTTTGACACCAAATGGATGGAGAACGCGCTGGAGAACGGACGGTATCCGCTGGTCGATGCACCTGATGGCCATGACGACAGTCTTTTCCGTCCCTACCACGGCAAGACCAGCGAAGACGACCCTGAGTGGTTGCGTACCCGACTGATATATGACCTGAAGAACCCGGAGCAGCCTGATGCTGCAGAGGACATTGTAAACCATGACCCAGATGAAAGTTAAAGCCGCGCCGGGGGTGAAAGTCCCGCGAGAAGAGAATGCCCGCCGTTACATCACCAGCGATGCCGATGTCACGGTGGAAGATTCTGCCTATTACCGCCGTCAGATTAGCGCCGGTGACCTGATTCTGGTTACCAGCACTGACAATAAAAAGGCAGTTAAAACTGCTGATAAACCGGATGCTCAGGAGGTGAACAGTGTCCAGTCCTAATGTTGAGCTGTATGAAATCGGCTCCACTCGCAAGCCGGGTAAATATTTTGAGTTTAATACCCGCCTGGCCGTGCGCACACTGCCGGGTAATGCTCAGACCGTCCTGATGGTGGTTCAGATGCTCGATACGGGGCTGGCTGAAGAGCTGACCATCGTTGATATCTTTTCTGATGAACAGGCGGCAACCTATTTTGGTCGTGGGTCACTGGGTCATCAGATGGCCACCAGTGCCATTCAGTCTAATCCTTATCTGCAGCTGCAGATGATTGGTATTACCGATGCAGCAACCGCAACAGCAGCGAAAGGCACGGTCACCATCACTGGTCCGGCTTCGTCCAACGGTACGCTCAGCGTCAGTATTTGTGGCACCCGGCTTGATGTGGGGATTACGGCTGCTGACACCGCTGCGGCGATTGCTGCCTCTCTCGTGGAGGTGATCACCCAGAAATCGGGGCTTCCGGTAGTCGCAGCAGCGGAAGACGGTGTCGTCACGCTGACTTCCCGCTATAAGGGAACGGCAGGCAACGATATCGCCCTCAGTGCCAGCGTGACGGCAACAGGCGTCACTACTGCAGTGGTGAAGATGGCTGGCGGTAATGTTGATCCGGATATTGCGCCCGCGCTGGCGGCCGCTTTCGCCGCCGGTCATAACATCGTGGTATGCCCATACTCCACGCAGGACGCGCTCACGGTATTGCGTAATCACCTGGATAAGGTCAGCGGTCCACTAGAGCAACGTGGTGCGCTGGGTGTTGCTGGCTGGCGTAATTCACTTTCAACCGGCACCACGCTTGCGGCATCGCTGAACAGTGGGCGTATCACCATGGGCTGGCATAACGGTTCCGCCAGGATGCCTGCGCAGATTGCAGCGGCCTATGCTGCTGTCATCGCCAGCGAAGAAGATCCAGCCCGCCCGCTGAACACGCTGGCCATGAGCTCCCTTGATGTGACCCCGCTCGAAAGTCGCCCGGGTCGTACTGAGCAGGAGAATGCGCTCTATAACGGACTGACGCCGTTTGAGATTGGTCCGGGCGATACCGTTCAGATCGTGCGAGCCATCAGTACGTACACCAAGAACGCCGAGGGCGTGGATGATGTGTCGTTGCTGGATATTACCACTATCCGAACGCTGGACTACGTGCGCAAGGCCTGTCGTGAGCGTATCTCGTTGCGTTTCCCTCGTGACAAGCTGAGCTCGCGCACGCCACCGAAGGTGCAGAGCGAACTGCTCGACGTCCTCATCAAGCTCGAAGAGCTGGAGATTATCGAGGAGGTCGAAGCGAACAAATCCTCGCTGATCGTTGAGCGTGATTCTCAGAATAGTAACCAGCTCAATGCACGTATCCCGGCAGACGTGGTGAACGGTCTGCATGTTTTCGCCGGTCGAATCGACCTGCTGCTGTAAAGGAGTAATGCACTATGGCACTTGAAGAATATGTTGGCGCGATCGTCATGGAAGTCGATGGCCAGGAGATTGAGGTTACAGACCTCAAGGAAGACGTCACCACCGGTCGTAAGCTGGTGAAGACCATGAACCGCACCGGGCGCGCCAAAGGCTTCTCCCGTGGTATTGAGGAAATCCAGCTGACCGTCTCTGTGGTTATCCCGGAATCCGGTGACCTGAACTGGGGCGATATTGAAGGTGCGAAGGTAACCCAGTACCCGCTGAACAGCACCGGGAAGCGTATCTCTTACCTGGACTGCTTCACGACTCAGGTTGGTGCCCAGTACACCGTGGATAATGAAGCGAAGCGTGATATCACCATGAATGCGCTGCGCCGCGTGGAGGAATAATGGAAAAGCATTCTCTTTTATACGGTGTTAAAGCGGGCGATAAGGTGCATTACACCTATTCAGTGGGCCTGCCGGTCATCAAAGACACCATTGAAGCGCTGCGTCTGACAGACGAAGCCTGCGGCACTACGGAAGGTGCCGCCGCCAGTATGTACTATCGCGTAGCGGTGATGGCCCGGGCCCTTACGTCGCTGGGTGATTTGCCGAAGGAAGATATTACGGCCGAATTGCTGATGAATGCGCTCAATGATGATGATTTCGATCTCATTGATGCGCAGATTGATGCTGTTAAAAAAAAGCGGATGCAGCCGAGTCCAGACTTACCGGATTCCGAACCCTCATCCTCGCCCTCGGACGATACGGCATCACCGAACAGCAAATAAATGGCATGACCCGTCCGGAACTGGACGGGTATATCGAGGCCATGGCCCGCCTGCATGGCAAGAAAGCAGGCCAGAACACCACCCGAACCACCCGCACTGTTAAGTCACAACGCCGCAAAAAAAATAAAGGGAGATGATCCATGGCACGTAACCTTCAACTTGCACTCTCCCTCCTGGCAAAAGACGGTGCATCTAAAGTCCTGCGTCAGGCGATGCAGGACATTCTCAAGCAGACGAAAACCACTCAGAAAGCGAGCGACGAACAGGCGAAAAGCCAGCAGCAAAATACCAGCTCGGCCATTCGTGCATCACGCAGCCTGCAGGATGAGTACCGCCGCGCCAGTTCTGCCCGTTCAACACTTGGCATTCGGGCCGAACGTGAGATTCAGCGCGAGATTCAGCAGACCATGGCAGCCTATAACCGACTGACCCGCAGCGGCTCATTGTCGGCGCGTGAACAGTCGCGTGCATTCCGGGGGATGTCGGAGCGTGTCAGGGAGCTGCGTACTGAGTTAAGCGGCGTCAGTAATACGATGACGCGTCTGCGGCGCCTCAAGCCGATTGTTTCGACTGTAGGTGCAGTAGCCGGTGGTGTTACAGCTGCAACAATGGTGCTTAAAGACCCCGTGCAACGGCAGATGGCTTTTGATAACCGTAACGCTGAAATTGCGAATACCGCATATAACGAATTATCCGGCCCAGAACGTATTAAAAAGATTCCCGTTATTAATAATGCAATACGAAATGCCGTACGCTATGGCGGTGGTACTCCTGAATCAGCACAGGACACGCTCAACGCACTATTTGCAGGTAGTCTTGATGAAAAGACTGCTATGAGCATTTTGCCGGAAATTACTCGTTACGCAACTGCATCAGGGGCTAATCCACAGGAATTATCACAGATTGGTATCGCGGCAATTAAAAACTTTGGTATTTCTGCAAAGGATTTGCCTGCTGTATTCGATAAATCCATTCGCTCTGGTGAGAATGGTAAATATGAGCTTGCAGATATGGCATCATCTTTATCATTAACACTTACTAAGGCTAAAGGTATTGGCATGTCTGGCCTTGGGGATTTTGACAAAATCTTGGCGTTGTTACAGGCGAATGCTGAAACTGCTGGTGATAATAGCGCCGCATCTACTAACGTAAATAACTTGCTTGATAAAATAACAAGTGCTGATATTCAGAATACATTAAAGAACTACAGGTTCAGAGGGAAAGATGGTAAGCCGCTTGGCTACATTGATTATCTGGCAGACCAGAAACAAAAAGGGTTAAGCACGCCTGATATTGTCATGAATGCTGTGTCCGGAATTGTATCCGCCGATAAACGAGTCCAAAACTTACGAGCTGAAGCCAAGAAATACAAAGGCACAGATAAAGAGGGCGATATCTTATCTGCACTGGATATTGTCATTTCTTCAATTACATCAAAAATAATTGCAGACCAACAAGCTAGTACAGCCCTTAAAACAAACATAATGAAACGTGAGTTTATAAATGAGCAAATAAAAGGTACGGAAAATGCTCTTGGTGCGGGCGCTACATCTTTCGATGTAATGTCATCAACCAATGCCTATAAATCCCAGCAATTCGAATCTGAAAAAATGTTTGCTGAGCAGGATTCAATGAAGCCTGTTGCCGATTTATATGCTGACCTTGCCTCGAAACTGACGGATTATGCGAAAGAGTATCCAGAGCTTACGACCGCAATTTCCGGTGCGACTACAGGTATAAAGGCGATGACGGCTGCGGCAATAGCTTTTGCAGGAATCAACTTCCTTACCAGCGGTGGCATTAAATTACCCGGTGGCGGTGGAAGCACCGGGGGCGTTCTTGGCCGTACGTGGGAAGCGATTAAAGGCAATGGCGGTAGTATCGGTGGTCGGCTACTCGGGAAAATACTGGCTCCATTAGCGCTCTATCAGGGGGCACAGGATGCCCCTCTGGTACATGTTGAGCGTGGTGATGCTGATGCCCGTGCTCGCCTCAAGGCTGATAATTACTCCAGCAGCGAAGCCAGAATGCTCGATGCCGTCAAGGCCAGACCAGGACTGATGGATGCCGTTGACGAAATCAAATCGTGGTGGAGTTTCCCGACGACAATAGGCCAGACCAATCCGGCGACAACAGGGGGTCATGCCTATCTGCTGCCGCAGCAGCAGAAGCAACCGCCGTTGGTTATCACTACCAAAGTGATGCTTGATGAGCGGGAAATCGCGCAGGCGGTTAACAACGTCAATGGCGAACAGGCGAATCGTGGTTCGACAGGAGGCCCGCAGTGAGCTGGGAAGATTCATTACAGGATGCGTCGTTCCGTGGCGTGACCTTTGACGTTGTTAACACCCGTGACAGCGCCAGCCGCGATACGGCAGTCTACGAGTACCCTTATGTTGATGGCGGTGACGTTGACGACCTGGGGCGCAAACCGCGCAACCTGAGAATAACGTCGTTATTCTGGGGGGATGCCTATGAAACCCGCCTGCAGTCATTCCTTGCGGCGCTCGATAAGCGCGGTAACGCGGAGTTGATTCACCCCGTCTTCGGTTCAATGCCATATATGCAATGCATCGAATACCAGGCATCCCATGAGGCTGAAAATGTGGATTACTGCGTTGTTGAGGTGGTTTTCCTGCAGGCGAAGCCGGAAGTGCCTTTCTTTGGCAGCGATAATCCTCTCTCGCAGGCTGACATTATTTTCAACCAGGTGCAGTCCACTCTCGATATGGCGCAGACCGCCATCGATAATGTGCTCGCTCCGCTGAGAACAGCCAAAAAATGGATGAAGCGTATCAAGGGGCTGGCGACCACCTCGCTGAATATGGTGACCGTTCTTAAAGGTGAGCTGACTGGTTTTGTCAGCACGACAACTGACTTTATCAACTACCCCAAAGCCTATATGAACGATTTGCAGAGCGCTCTCAGCCTGACATCGCTCTCGTCAAAATCTTCGGTGAGCAATAACCCAGGGTCTTATGCCAGCACGTCATCGGACGTCACTGGCGTGGCCGGGATCATAATGGCGGACTGGAAGAGCGGTAATACTTCATTGCAGGAAGTCGCAGCATTATCCGAGAAACTGATTACAGGGCAGACCACCTCGGCCGTGGCAACGCCTTCAGGTTCTTCAGTCAGCGATATTGCCGAGCTGGTAACCGCGACGCGAATTCAGGTTGCGCTGCAGCTGGCGACTGATGCTTCCGATATTCTTAGCGATGAAAGCGTCATCACATTACTTTCACCGGATGATGTTGAACAGATCGCCGGTGATACTCGTAAGGCTATTCAACAGGCTATTGACCTGACCCGCGAACTGTTTGCAGACGACACTCAGGCCGTCAGCTCATCAGTCAGCGCGAGCGGTGTAACCTGGCAGCCTGTTGTTAATGGTCTGAAAGATATCGCGCTGGCCGTCCAGGAGCTGGGGACCACCGTCATCACTCAGCGACCACCGCTTACCACCAGAACGGTTGAAGCAGACTGTAACCTGCATTTGCTCGCTCATCTCTGGTATGCAGACTACAGCCGAGCCAGCGAGCTGCTGCGCCTGAATCCGACGCTACGTAACCCCAATGCACTGAAAGCGGGAGATGTACTGAATGCCTACTCAAGATAAAAGCTCGCAGGACAAGGTGAGCCTGATTATTGATGGCAAAGTCCACAGTTCCTGGAGTCGTTATCAGATTGATTCTGATTTTCTGGTGCCCGCTGACGCCTGGAGTGTGACGATGGGGCTACCTGATGGCGTATTCCCGGCCTCAATTGCGCGGGGCGTGCCTGTGCTGGTTCGCGTAGGGGATGACGTAGTGATGTCCGGTCGTGTGGATACTATTCAACGTCGCGTATCACGCCAGCAGGTATCTCTGGGGATTTCTGGCCGCGATGGTTCTGCCGTCCTTGTGGATTGCGCATCTCCCGTATTCACCTCCCGTCAACTGAGCCTGGAAGAAGTTATCGCTCAGGTGGTCAGGCCGCTCGGGGTACGAAATATCCGTCTGCAGGCTGAGTCGTCGATGCAGAGCGATAAAGTCAGCGTTGAGCCAGGGGAGCGAGCCTGGGACACTCTGGAACGCGCCGCTGCCGCCAGAGGGCTCTGGCCATGGTTTGAGCCTGACGGCACGCTGGTTATCGGTGGTCCGGATTACACGGCCGACCCGGTGGCTACTCTGGTGCTTAACCGTGATGGCCGTGGGAATAATATTCTCGACCTCAGCGATCGCTCATCTGTGAATGGCTCTTTTTCCGAACTGACCGTACTGGCTCAGGGACACGCTCAGGGTTCTAAGTCTTCCTCAGGGACTGAGATTATCGATGTTTACAGTGATGATGGTGACGACGACAGTGACAATGACCTGTTGACGACGGTTGGTTCCCCCGAGAGTGGTTTCCATGGTCTCCGCAGTGTCGTTCGTGACCCGAGTGTCTCCTTTTACAGACCTCAAATCATGGTTGTGGGTGATGCTGATAACCAGGCGCAGGTTGACTATCGGGCTAAAAAAGCCATGGCAGATGCCCGGCTCAGTGGTTATGAGTTAACCGCTGTAGTGAAAGGTCATCGCATGGAGAGCGGCAAGCTCTGGGCTCCAGGTCAGCGTATTCGTGTACGCAGCGAGCCCCATGGTATCGACGATATTTTCTTTCTGATGGGCCGGGAATTTAGCGGTGGCCGCCCCGATAACACCGTCACCACGCTCAGGCTTAAAGAGGATGGTATCTGGATACCCGATGCTTATCCTAAAAAACGCAAACTGCGTAAAAGCCGCGCTAAGGTTAATAAAAAGCTGGAGATTATTGATGTGGAATAAAGTGGATCAGCGGATTAATATGGCTTTAAACCGTATCAGAAACGCATTCAGAGGCGTAATAACTCGCGTTAACAGCGCGGGGCCTGCGCAGACTATTCAGGGCAAGGGGCTTGGCCCTGAACCGTTACAGGATATAGAACTCTTTCAGCATTATGGTTTCACCTCTAATCCGCTACCTGGCACGATGGCGGTCGTGTTACCAATTAACGGTAAAACCAGCCACGGTATTGTTATTGCGACGGAGCATGGCCGCTATCGTCTGAAAGAACTGAAACCGGGAGAAGTTGCACTGTATACGGATGAAGGCTGCAATATTGTTCTTAAACGCGGGAAAATTATTGAGGCTAATTGCGATGATTTTATCGTGAATGCCAAAAATAAATATTCAGTTAATACCGCCGACTATGATGTCAACGCGACAAATAAAGCAAACTTCGATACACCGCTTCTGAAAGCAACGAATGACCTTGCTGACGGTACATCCACGCTCAATAAGGTACGTGAAACTTATGACGACCATGACCACGAGCATGGTGGCGATGCAGGAACTACGGATAAACCTAATCAGCTGATGTAATTTGTGGTATTTTCCTGTTTACCTTTCTGAAACTAATTAACCCACTGAACCCCTTCAACTCTTACATTATTTCCATTGCCGATACTATGTCGGCATGGAAATGCTAATTGACCCAGTCACCGGCGACTATACCGGTGACAGCACTGACTCCCTGGCCAATGCCGTTTATTTACGGTTAATGACGCCGCTTGGCTCATGGTGGGCGGCACCATCACTGGGGTCACTTTTGCACACGCTACAGCGGGAAAAAGATACGCCTCGCGTGCGTAAACTCGCCCGCCAGTACGCAGAGCAGGCGCTTCAGCCTATGCTGGACGATGGCAGGGCCATATCCATTGATATAACGGCAGAACGCTATCAGCCAGGCTGGCTCCTGCTGCTTATCACTGTTACGTCTGCCGGTGTTTCACCGCAGACCTGGAAATATCCGGTTAAGGTGAGCTGATGCCCTTCGTTACTAAAACAACAGCACAAATCCGCGATGAGCTGTTGCGTGATATTAAAAACCAGCTGCAACTGACTGACGATAAACTGGGTGAAGACAGCGACTGGTTCGTTCGCGCCTCCAGTGTTGCAAGTGTTGCCGAGGGGCTTTACCAGCATCAGGGCTGGATTGTTCGTCAGATTTTCCCGGATACCGCTGATGCTGAGTATCTCTACCTTCACGCGAGAACCCGAGGGCTTACCAAGAAACCCGCTAACAGCGCTTCTGGTCCTGCCACCTTTACCGGACAGCCCAACACGACAGCAGCAGCAGGGTTAGTTTTTAAGCGTGACAGCCAGGCATGGACAACAACAGCGGAACTGACCATCGGAGCCGATGGCAAAGGCACTGTTAATGCTGTCTCGTCGGCAAAAGGCACCGCCGGTAATACAACCTCAACCACCACTGCCATTCTCAGCACGACGCCATCGGGCCTCGACAGTACGGTGACCGTCGGGATGATGTCTGGTGGCACTGACGAAGAGACTGATGCTGAGTTACTGGCCCGTTTACTCGATGTTATTCGCCGACCGCCTGCAGGCGGCAATAAATATGACTATAAGCGCTGGGCCCTTGAAGTTGCAGGTGTATCAGCTGCGTATGTCTATCCTCTGCGTCGGGGTCTTGGCACCGTTGATATTGTGATCACCTCTGCCGGTGGTCTGCCGTCTCAGGATGTTATTGATCGTACTCAGGCTCATATTGATGACGTACGCCCGGTGACGGCTAAGAACGCCCTGGTTATTGCCCCGACCATTGTCAATTTTGACGTTTCAGTCCAGGTATCTCTGGATGGTCTGACACTAGCCGATGCTACTACGCAAATTATCGCTTCTCTTCAGGATGACGACAGTCGCCGTGAACCTGCCGTGCCGTTTATCCGTAGCCAGGCCGGGACACTGATATCACTGATTCCAGGAATTACTGACCGCGAATTTATCGCGCCTGCAGCCAATATCTTCCCGGTCGTCAATGAGGAGAAAGTGGAGTGGCTTCGACTCGGTAATGTGGAGGTTGGATTACTGTGAGCCATTATACCTTACTGAATTTACTGTTACCCAAAGTCAGTTACAGCCCCGGTCAGCCGGTTCTGGCTGCATCTCTGCAGGCTGAAGCCCGGGTTTTCGACGATGTAGAGAACTCGGCTGAACTTGCTAAAGGGGGCGTCACGCCCTATATGGCCATGAACCTGCTCTCAGACTGGGAGCGTGTTCTTGGCCTGACAGCTCAGTCCGGGGCCAGCTATCAGCAGCGCCAGCAGCGCGTGCTGGCCAAACTGGCCGAAACGGGCGGACTCAGCATCCCATACTTCACCCGACTGGCATCCAGCCTTGGATATACCGTCACGATCGATGAACCACAGCCCTTCAGGGCGGGCACTAATCGCGCCGGTGATCGTCTTTATGTTGAAGACATTATCTGGGTGTGGGTTGTGAATGTTAAAAACTCCGGAACGCTGGTTTACCGCTTCCGCGCGGGTAATTCTGCCGCTGGTGAACGGCTTACCTCATTTGGCGACCCGGTTATTGAAGAGGTCTTCCAGGACTTAAAACCGGCTCATACCTTTTGTTATTTCGCCTATCAGGAAAACGCATAATGCAACCGTTAATGCCGCCCATTAATACCCCTGACAATCTGTTTCACGATGGGAACCCTACAACGGGGGTTGAAGGGACTATAGTCCCCGCAGAACATCTTAATAATGAGCAAGGCTCTATTCGCGATGTTCAAAGCGAGATGATTGCCATTCTTACTGCTGCTGCGATGGAACCAGATTCAACTGCTGGTCAGCTTCTGGCAGCGTTGAATAAACTCTATGCCCCCGGTAACGATACTCTGGGAGCGCTGGCCTCTCTGGTTGGTGCTGCAAACAAACTCCCGTACTTCACTGGTCCTAAAAACGCGGCCCTGACAGACCTGACGGCTTTCGCCAGAACGTTGCTTGGTCGTAGCGATGCTGAAGGTGTTCTCTCAGACCTTGGTTTGGGAGAAGCGGCAAAGAGGAATGTGGGGACAGGAGAAAATCAGGTACCGGATATGAACAGCTTTGGTAACTCATTGACCGCCAATGGATACCAGAAATTACCTGGGGGGATGATTATTCAATGGGGGAGTTTTTATGTCTCACCAACCGGAGGAAGTGTTGGAACAGTTGATATAACATTACCTGTAGCTTTCCCTGCTGCTTGTCGTTCGGTAAACGCTCTTATTTCAACTAATGATCCTTCTGCCCGTTCTGTGGGCTTTGATATTGGAAGTACCAACAGAACTAAAATCAGATTTACTTACACTTCTGCTACAACAAATTCAATTTACTGGATGGCTGTGGGGTATTAACTATGGAAAAGACATATTATTTTAATCCCTCTGATTCGGGATTTTATATTTCACCAGATAGCCAAACCATTCCTGAGAACGCTACGAAAATAAACTTTACTATTTATTCTGAGTTCGCAGGAGTTGCATGGCCTGATGGTAAAATACTTGGTTCAGATAAAAATGGTTTTCCAGCATGGCAGGATGCGCCACCACTTACCAGCGAAGAATTAATCTCAATCGCTGAATCAAATAAACAGCGATTAGTTAATCAGGCCAACGAATACATGAACAGTAAACAATGGCCTGGTAAAGCGGCGATTGGTCGTCTGAAAGGTGAGGAACTGGCGCAATATAATTTGTGGCTGGATTATCTGGACGCACTGGAACTGGTCGATACTTCCAGTGCGCCAGATATTGAATGGCCTACTCCTCCGGCAGTTCAGGCCAGATGACATCCGGCGCGGTACTGGTATCTGTTGCCGTCACCGCGTCAATGTAATCCAGCACAGTGTTAAGTCGGGTGGTCTCTGCCTGCATCAGCTTCCGCCCGGCCTGCAATTTCAGTTGAATCAGACTAATGGAAGCCATTGCAGTATCAATCAGTGACTGACGTTGTGCTTCTGCCGCGTCTACTGCGGCGCTATGCTGTGTCTCAGTATCCGTCACCCATTTCTCACCATCCCATTTATCGTATGGCGTTAACGGGGCGATAGTGGTTGTTTTTTCGGGGTAATCACCCGGAGTTGTGATTTCTTTGGCGTCTCCCGTTTCGGTGTTATAGACGATTTCACCGCGATGGTCTGGTACATATTCCCATGAGTTAAAATCTGCAGAGCGGCAGATTGCATAACCAGCTTTGTAGGTGCCTGGAGCATCTAAACAGGAATATGCCGGAATGCCGACACCAACAGCAAGATATTCAGTTGAAGCTGAAATATACTCCCGACTCATGACGTCAAAGTTATAAACAGTAATTTCTCCTGCCATAGTGGCAATTAATTCACTGTTTAATTCTGCGTTATTCAT